ACAAATTCATCTTTAGCGAGTGGAGGAGTAGGTAAGATTTTATTAACATCCGGTGGATTAGGATATAAAAATATTCCCGGAATTACTAGTGTTACATCTGCAAATGGTATAAATGCAAAAATATTATGTCTATCTGATAATATAAACAAGATAAATCAAGTTAGAATATTAGACCCCGGTTTTGAATACCACTCAGATAAAACACTCAGGCCAGATGCTCGTATATCACCAACTATAACTTTAATTAATTCTGATGTTATTGGAAAAATTGAAGTGGTATCTGGAGGTAAAAATTATATTTCTGCTCCAGATTTAGTTGTCGTTGACCCTGAAACTGGACAATTAACTGATCAAGGTGTGATAGAATTATCATTATCATCAAGTTCAGTTTCTGAAGTCAATGTTATTAGTTCACCTAAAGGTTTAAAACCAATAGAGCAAAGAATTAGAACCATTAATAATTCAAATGGTGTTTCTATATCTCAAGTAGTGGGGATGTCTACTACAAACACTGTTGGTATCGTTACATGCACATTAGTAACTCCTGTGGCTGGATTTTCTACTTCAGTATTTGAAGTAGGTGAGCAAATATTTGTAGAAGGAATACAACTAGATTCATCAACTGGGTCGGGATATAACTCAACTGATCATGGATTTAATTTCTTTACAGTCACATCATATACAAATACTAACCCAGCTGTGGTTAAATTTGATATGACTGGAATTACAACAGTCCCTATTGGTATTGCTAAAACAACTCAAAGTAATTATGCGACAATTACTAAATTTAGTGATTATCCATCATTTAGAACTACACAAGCGACTGCACAATTCAAAGCAGGTGAAAGACTTGCAGTAAAAACAGGTAATAATTTTGTAATTGGTAATCTTACAGTTTTTGAAAATAATCCAAATGAGTTCATAAGAATCAGTGGAAAAGATGAACTAGTCGTTGGTGATCAAATAAGAGGAGAAATTACTGGTACTGTAGCAACTATAAACTCGATTGATGTTAATCGTGGTAGATTTAATGTTGATTTTTCACTCAAGCAAAATCGTGGATGGGATACAGAGACAGGTAAATTAAGTGAAGATTATCAAGTTCTTGCCGATAATGATTATTATCAAAACTTATCTTACACAGTTCAAAGTCCATTAACCTATACAGATTTAATTGATCCAGTAAACAGATTGCTTCATACAACAGGACTCAAAAATTTCTCTGACACTGGTATTACATCAACTGCGAAATCAGGTATTTCATCAATTTCTAACTTAGTTTTATCAAGAGATTTAATTACAGAGCAAAGAGTTGATAGTATTAATAATTTTGATTTAGTTATTGACACAGATACTCTTGATAATGGAGCAAAATCTAAGTTTTTAAAGTTTAAAAATAGAAAACTTGCAAGTTATATTGAGTGTAGAACTAATCGTGTAATTGAAATTGACGATATTAGTTCTCAATTCTCTAATGCAGAAAGTACAAATAACAATAGAATTGATATACCATTAACTGAAGACTATACAAGTTATATTGTTCAAACTAAAAATATATCTACAAATGAAGTTAGATTGGATGAGGTAGTTGTATTCAAGGATTCAACTGATACATTTACATTTGAAAAGAATAGTTTAGGTATAGGAACAGATCGAATTGTTGATCTTGTTGGATTTACAGATTCCGCAACCGGTGACACATCACTTAGAATCACACCAAACGATCCATTCAATGACGATTTAGATATTAAAGTATATGAAAATAGATTTAATAGCACTTTGTCTGGTGTAGGAACTCAGGCTGTTGGATTTATTAACCTTATAGGTGTAAGCACAAATGTTGGTTCTGCAGTAACAACAAGCGTTCTATCTGCTCCTGTAGGATTTACATCTGCTTTCTATGCAACTATTGAAGTTAAAGATACAATTACAAGTGAGAAAAATTTAGTTGACATATATGTAACTCAAGATGGCACTAATTCATACTTTACAGAATACTATGTTGATACTGGTGATATAGCAAACTTCTCATCTAATTTTATAGGAACATTTACATCAAATCTACAATCTAATATTTTATCGTTAGATTTTTCAAACACTGGTATTAATACCGTTAATGTTCGTGCAAAGGCTGTTGGCTTTGGAACAACAACAGCAGGAACTGGAACTTATAGATTCAAAGACTCAACACAACTTGCTGGATCTGAGAGATCTGTAAATTTACAATCAAACTATAAGAGAGTTAGTGCATTATCTACAATTGTTGGAGTTGATTCTAACAAATACAATGCAATCAAGAGTATTGTAAAAGTTTCCAAAGGAACCACACATGCTATGCATCAAGTAATTGCCATGCATGATGGAACAAGCACATCTACGGTTCACTATCCATTCATATCAATAGGAAGCACTGCAGGTATTGGTACATTTATAGCAAGTTTTTCTGGATCTAACTTTAATTTAAGATTTAATCCAGATAGTGGATTCAGTGATGTAGAGGTTCAAGCATATAGTGAATTATTCTATGAAGATGTTGATATATTCAATATACCTCCAGATTTAACATATGGTAGAGTAAGTGAGTCTGTTAAAGTTAGACAATACAATGCTGTCAATGGTGATCGTGCGAATAAAAAAGAATTTGAATTAAAACATGATGGTGTTCCAATATTTTCAAAACAATTCAGACCAACTGATGCATCAACTTTAAATCCAGTTACTGGTGTATTTACGATCACTGATCATTTCTTTAGGACAGGTGAAAAATTAAAATACACACCTAAGAGTTCATTTATTGGTGTTGCAGCTACTGCAATGACAACTGCACATAATTCAGATGTTCCAACAGATGTATTTGCTATTCGTTTAACAAAAGATACATTTAAATTAGCATCTAGTAAATCTAATGCTAACGCTGGTACAGGTGTTACTTTTGTATCTTTAGGATCGGGTAACATTCATCAGTTGGAAATGACCAAAAAGTTGGAGAAAACTGTAATTGATATTGATGGATTGATTCAATCTCCGATTGCGTTTACACCAGTTAATACCACTGTATCAAATAATGTTGGTGGTAATATATCATCTACATCTACCGTATTCAGTGTAGCTGGTATATCTTCAATAATTGAAGGTGATATACTTAAGGTAGGCACTGAATTAATGAAGGTTTCATCTGTTGGTGTGGGAACAACTTCAGTTGGCCCAATATCAGGTGGTGGTACAATAAATTTAGTTGGTGTTGAAAGGGGTGCATTAGGAAGTACAGCAGCGACTCACTCTGATAGTGATGCAGTTCGTAAATTTACTGGTTCATTTAATATAGTCGATAGTAAAATATTCTTTACAGATGCACCAAAGGGAACTAACAATGTTGCAAGAAATCAATCAAATTTAGAGTTTCCTCGTTCAGAATTTAATGGAAGAGTATATCTAAGAAATGATTATTCAAATAATAGAATTTTTGATGATATTTCTGATGGATTTACTGGCATCGGTGCAACACATAGAATGTTAGTTGCGGGTATTAATACAACTGGAATTCAAACAGGAAGTAGTATCGTTCTTTTAAATGGTATATTCCAAAAACCAACTACAGCAAATAATAGTGGCAATAATTATGGATTTAACTCACCATCTGCAAGTGCTACAGATATTGTGTTTACAGGAATTACATCTGCAAATGGAAGTAAAATCGTTAGTCAGTCTGATGTAAACTTGAATCAACTTCCAAGAGGTGGAGTCGTTGTTTCACTCGGATCAACTGGTGGTCAAGGCATCGCACCTCTTGTTGGTGCTGCTGTCACAGTAGTTAAAAATGATGCTGGCCAAATAACTGGAGTTGGTATAGGAACCACAGATGTTCATGGATCTGGATATCGAGGAACTGTTGCAATAGGTATTACTGATCATGCATATGAGCATCGTTTTGAGAGTTCTGGAATAGGTTCAATAAAAACACAGGCAGGTGCTGCAAATATATTCAACGGAACTGCTAGAACTGCAACAAATGCAGTATATACATCTCATACTGGTTTCTTAGAGATAACAATAGCAAATCATGGATTATCTGTTGGTAATCATGTAGGTATTGATACTGGTGGTATCGTATTCAGATGTTCAAAAGATAATTTTGCAAGTTTACATCCATATCCAAGATCTGGTGTGACACCTAGTTCTTCAACTGGTGATCCAATTGTAGGTATTGCGACAGATATCAGATCAGTCACAACAAATACATTCACCATCTTTGTTGGACAAGGTGGTGGAGGTGGAACTGGTGCAAGTATCAATGCAACTGTTGGTGTTGGTGGAACTCTTATATTCTCAGTCGCAGGTGCTGGAGTATCATATACAAATCCAAGATTAAATATACCTCAACCATCATATGAAGCACTTGATGTAGTAGGTGTTTCAAGATTAGGTATTGGTGCGACCACAGACACTGGCCAAGGTCTAAAAGTTACAGTGGATGTTGGTGCAAGTTCAACAACAGGTATCGGTTCTACCATGTTTACTGTTTCTCAGTTTAAGATTGCAAGACCCGGTTTTGGATTCAAAAAGGGAGATGTTATTAAACCAGTTGGACTAGTAACTGCTCGTGGTGCAGTTTTAACAGACTTTACACTCACAGTTGATGAAATATTCACTGATGAATTTGCATCATGGGATTTTGGTGAATTTGACTATACAGACTCGATAAAAGGTTTACAAGATGGAGTTAGAACTCGTTTCCCAATAAGATTGAATGGTCAATTACTAAGTTTTGAGATTGATAGAAATACTGCAGATTCTTCATTGATTGAAATGCAAAATTTACTTTTAATATTTGTAAATGGTGTAATACAACATCCCGGAAGAGATTATACATTTGAAGGTGGAACAACATTTAACTTTACATCAGCTCCAGATGCAGATGATGATATCGCTGTCTTCTTCTATAAGGGAACATCTGGTGTTGATACTATTGTTGTTGATGTTACAGAAACACTCAAGAAAGGTGATGTAGTTCAGGTTACAAGTAATAATAGTATTCCAAATACTTTTACTCAAAAGAGTAGAACAGTTGTTGGTATTACCACATCAGATACATTTGAAACTGAAATTTATACAAATGTTGGTATTGATGAAGTTAACTTCAAACCTATTAAATGGACTAAACAGAAAATTGATAAGGTTATTGGAAGTGATATCATTTCAAAATCAAGAGATTCAATTGAACCTTTAATTTATCCAACTGCGAGATTAATAGGTAACTTAGGGACAGGGACTGCAGAGGGAACAAGTATCTTTGTTGACAATGCAGAATTCTTCGACTATGAGGAGGATACGAGTGCTGCTGATGCCACTATCACGAATATCACAATTAATGATATAGGTGTATTAGTTGTTGATGATAAATCTCCTGTAACAGCGAAATTATCAGCCACAGTTAATGGTTCAGGACAAGTTGCAGTATCAGTCGTAGATGGTGGAAGTGGATATGTTGGATCGACAACAAGTATTTCAATCGCACCACCTGTAGGTGTAGCAGCAACTCAATTCGCTGTTGCAGGTATATCTACATTTGCAGTCGGAACTGCGAATATTACAAATGGTTCAATAGCATCGGTTACTATGAATAATGTTGGATTTGGATATACAAGTACAAATCCACCGATTGTTCTCGCACCAACACCAGAGGTAATTAAGGAAAATATTACTAATATTCAAACAGTCGCAGGATTCTCAGGTATTGTAACCGGCATATCCACAGAAGTGATTGGAGTTTCAACACTTGGATTGAGAATTGGTCTTAAAAAATCATCTGGTAACTTTACTGGATTAAACGCAGGTTTCCCAATTTACATATTTGATACTCATGTTGGCACAGGTTTAACATCATTAAATACAAGTGGTAATCCAAATGATGTTGTTGGAATCGGAACAACATTCGCTGATAATGTCTATGTAATACAAGATATTAATTCAGATGGAACTACTGCAGAAATATTAGTCAATATTCACTCAAATACAAATCATTCTGGTTTAGGAGTGACTGTTGGAATTAATAGTGGTAATAATGGTCGATTCTCATGGGGTAGATTATTTAACGCTAGTGGACAGGGTGCATTCAACCGTGCTAATCCAATTGCAATAGGAGTTACAGGTAATACTGTAGGTCTTACGAATGGAGTTGGAATTAGTACTTTCCCAACAGTTCAGCGTAGAGTTTTTGGTATTCGCGACACTGGAGCACTTCGTAAAAACTTAGGTTGATGAAAAGTAGTATAAATATAGAAAAAAAGCAATAAAATGCCAGCAGTTGTAACAGATCAGTTTAGAATATTAAATGCGAGTAACTTTGTCGATACAGTTACAGGGATAGGAGGCACTGATCCATCGAGCTCATTTTATGTGTCTGTAAGTTTACCTAATCCTACTGTTGTCGGTTTTGGTAGAACTTCCACATGGAATACAGCAACTCCTAATCCTGTAGATAATATAAATGATAACAATCACATAGGTGATACGAGTTTATTTGGAAAAAGAGTCATTGGTAGAAATGTAAGAAGATTAATTCGTAGAGTAAATTGGACACAGGGTACAAGATATGAGATGTATCGTCATGATTATAGTGTAAGTTCACCATCACCAATTACTCAGTCCTCTAGACTATACGATGCAAGATACTATGTGATGAATGAAAACTTTAATGTTTATGTCTGCATAGATAACGGATCGTCAGGAATTAATACCACAGGTAATGCATCCCAAGACGAACCAACTTTTACTGATTTAGAGCCATCGAAAGCTGGTGAAAGTGGAGATGGATATGTATGGAAATATCTTTTTACAGTTTCACCAAGTGATATTATTAAATTTGATTCAACAGATTTTATCGCAGTCCCTAACGATTGGACAACTACCACTGATGCATCAATTCAGTCTGTAAGAGAGAACGGAGACTCCGATGCTAATAATAACCAAATCAAAAAAGTATATATTGAGAACCAAGGTGAAGGATATTCAGGAGGACTTGGGCAAGAGTTTAATATTCTTGGAGACGGAACTGGTGGTAAAGTCGTAGTTGATGTAATTAGTGGTAAAATTACAAATGCAATCGTATCATCAGGTGGTAAGGGGTATACATATGGTCTAGTCGATCTTGGATCAATAAATGCTAATGCATCAATAAAGGCAAAATTGATACCAATTATTCCTCCATCTAAAGGTCATGGTCATAATGCATATGAGGAACTTGGAACTGACAGAGTATTAGTTTATGCTCGATTTGGTGGTGATAATAAAGATTTTCCTCTTGATACTAAATTTGCACAAGTTCAATTAGTAAAGAATCCAACATCGATAGGAACCACATCAATATACTTTGGTGATTCTTTCTCATCATTGAATGCATTCAAGTTTTCAACAACATCAGGAAATCCTACTATAGGTGAAAAGATCACTCAAACTTTAGGAAGTGGTCTGAAAGCAGTTGGTTATGTTGCATCTTATGATGCTGAAACAAAAGTGATGAAATATATTCAAGATAGATCATTATACTTTGGTAATTCTACTGATCAAACAGATTATGTTGGTATCTCAACTCAAGGCCAAGTATTAGCATTTGAATCATCAACCAATCAAGTTTCTGCACCAAGTGGATTTAGTGGGTCTATTGAGACTACATTTAGTCTTGGTATCACTACGGTTGGATCTAAAAATGTAGGACTTGGAGTGACCTTTACAAATGGTCTTGCCACACCTGAGATAAATAAAGGGTCGGGTGATATAATTTACATTGACAACAGAGCGACTATTACTAGAAACTCAAGACAAAAAGAAGATGTCAAAATCATTCTGGAATTCTAAAAAATGCCACAGAAAACTAATTTAAATATAAATCCATATTACGACGATTTTTCAAAGGATAGTAA